TCCACGAGGCCTTTCAGCACCTTGCCCTGATTTGCGCTCAGACTCTGGTCGGTGGCCGTGCTGGTCAGGTTGTCCTGTATGCCGCGCCAGGTGTTGGCGGTGGGCGGCGTATAGCCCAGGGCCTCCGTCACGTTGACTTTGGTGATACTGATGGTGCCGCCGGAGTTCGTGATGTTGCTGCCGGTCTTCACGCCGCCAAGGACGCTGGCCGTTGCTGTCGGCAGCGTGTAACCGCTCACACTGCCGCCGACCGATATGGGACCCCATGCCATAGGTCCATCCCTCCTATTTCACAATGTAATAAACTGCCGTGATGGCAGCTGTCGGCGTCTGCTGCGCTCGCAGCCGCAGTTTTCCTGCAAAGCTTTCGGTCGATGTGAGCCCTGCCGTCAGGGCGGTCTTTGCACAGGTCGGTGCTACCACTACGGCCACACAGTCGTTTGCCGTCAGGCCGGACACTGGGATGTCCAGATAATACGGACATCCCGCAGTGCTGTCGCTCGACCAGCCGCTGGCCGGGATGGTCAAAGACATGATGTTCACCTTATCTGCCTTTGTCTTTCCCATCTCTTCGATGCTTTTGGAGGCCGTCTGAGCCACCAGCGCGATCCTGTCCAGCAGCCGGTCCACGGCTTCCTTCAGATGAGCAAGCGTTATCCCCATCTTGTCCTCCTTTAAGAGCCAAACAGTTCATCCAGCATCGCGTTCACTTCGGTGTCGGTCGCCATGCTGGCGGTGATGCGGGCGTCCATGGTCTTTTCCATGTTGGTCACTTTCTGCTTGTCCGCGCTGGTGTAGTCGTTGGTCGAGAGGCCCTTGCCGGCTTCCTTCTGGACATAGCCGCTCAGATCCACTTTCCAGTCGCCCATCTTTTCCAGCACGCCGTCGATGACCATGTACTCGTCGTACTTGTCGGAGGTACCAGCAGTACCCTTCGGGACCATGTAGATGTACTGTGCAGCGTCTGCCGCCTTCAGGTCGATGTCCCCGGTCGAGGCGACGCTCTTGCGCTTCAGGTGGTCTGCCGCAGCGACAGCTTTGTTGATGGCGGCGGAGACTTCCGTCTCCGTCTGATATTTCTTGTCGTTCGTCAGGTCGCCCACCTTGGTGGGAGCATTGGTCTCCAGCGCAGATACGCGCTGGCCGAGACCGTCCGTCACATTCTTCTGGCGGCGGCCCAGCTCCTGCAGGTCGCGCAGCGCGGGGATACGGGTCAAATCATAACTAGCCATGTGTTTTTTCCTCTCTTTCTTTTATCCATTAAAAATTTCGTCAAGCATCCTCTGCACTTCTTCAGCGGATGCCTGCTGCATCGATGCCGTTCCCTTTGCAAACAGCGTTACAAAGGCACGGATGTTCACCTTCGGGGGGATGGCAGCGTAGAACCGCACACCGTCCTCCACGGTCTGAAGCACAGTCGCAAGGTTTGCTTTTTCGACCTCTCCGGCCGTGTCCAGCGTCAGGGTCCCCATCGGGACGTAAGAGCTGTCGCACCCATCGATGGCCACGTCGCAGCTGTACCAGTACCGTCCTACGGACTTGGCCATCTCTTTCCAGCCCGCCGCCGGAATGGTCAAATCATAGCTGCGGTAGTAGCCGCCGGTGTAGTCTCGCAGCGTGTCGGTCACGAGATCCTGTACGCCGTCGTAGTAGCCCTGGATGTCCTGAGCTGTCTTCTTTGCCTCGGCGGCAGAACTGGCCGCATCCGTTGCCGACTGGGCAGCGCGGGCGACTGCCCCTGCTGCGGCATCTTTCACTTCCTTTACTACATTGTCCTTTACCTCCTGGATGGCCTTTTCGGTTTTTTCCTTTGCGCCTGCTGCGGCAGCATCCGCAGCTGCAGACGCCGCCGGGCCGGCTGATGCCTCCACATTGTTCAGTGCATCCGTCTCGGCTTTGCGTATCTCCGTTACAGCCGAGTCTTTTGCGCCGATGGTGTTTTCATATGCTTCATTGGCCTTTGCGGCGCTCTGTCTGGCGTCCTCTCCGGCCTGCCACGCCTCGTCCTTTGCCTGCTCCACGAGGGCTACCAGCTGTTGCCATGCAGGCACCGGCGGTTCGGGGATGTCCCCCATCGTGCCGCTGTTCATGGCCACGTTGTACTTGATGTCCGCGCTGGTCAGGGTGCGGGTTCCGTCGCTTCCCTCAAAGACGAGCCTGCCGCACCCGGGCGTAGAGGTCACGATGGCGGGTACTTCTATTTTTCCGTCCTCCACGAGCGACGAAAACAGCATTCCCCGCTCTGTGTGCCAGAGCGCCCGGATGGTCATTCCCTCCCACTCGCCGGTCTGGGTGATGTTCAGCCGGTATATCCCCCGGTTCCTGCTGTAGCCCAGACGCAGCTGGTTGTCACAGCCCGATGTCCGCGCCGAACCCGTCGAGGCGAGGGAGATATTGCGTTCTATCATCAGGAGCTCTCCTTCCAGAGCTTTTTCAGCTCATCCACCGCGGGCTGCATCTCGCTGTTCTTGTTCGCCGCCCGCTGCAATATCTGCACCAGCAGCTTTTTCTCTGCGCCAGTCAGCGACGTTCCCTGCATCTCTCCCTCCGCCATCTTCTGTGCCTGCTGGGCGCTGACTGCAGCGGAGTCCGCGCTTTCGCGGGTGTTCTTTACGGCTTCCAGCATCCGCGCCGTCAGGGCGTCCAGTGCATTATCCGTGATCATTCTTCTCTCACCTCCACGATATTTCCCTTTGCGTCGATAACGGTATTTCCCGGCAGTGTAAAACAGGGGTGCGTCCAGCACTTGTAAAGGTCAGGCCAGCTCATGTTTTCCGGTTCGTTCACCTTGTATCCGCCCCAGTCCAGCTTATCCGGTGCCGTCAGCATCTGCGCCCACACCGCTTCAGCGCACTTGTACAGATACTCTTTCAGCGCACTTCCGGTCAGGCCGCTACCGTAGTCGTTCAGTACCGGCGTCCGGGTCCAGAGGCAGAAATGGAAATAAGTGTTCGGTACGCTCCCCGCCGTTTCGGCATCCGCCGCCAGCAGCGCCAGAGCAAGCTTCTTTGCATCGGCAAAGGTCGAGCCTTCCAGGTGGTAGTATTTCGGGCTGCTGGCCGAAGTGTATCCGTATGACTCGAATCCGAACTCATAGCACGAGGGCAAAAAGACCTTCCGGCTCAGCGTGGTCACCGTGTGGCTTCCTGTATAGCTGCTGCCGCTTCCGGAGTAGCCGGGCGTGTAGTAAAATTTCGTCTCCGTCAGAATGTCTTTCAGCGCCTGTGGGGCGTCCTTCAGGTATTCGCTGTTCAGGTAGACGTCAATCAGGCTGTCGGCATACGTACACCATGTTGTGTTCCATTTTTTCCCGGTGATACCGTGCCGCCGGGCAAGGAGCGTCCGGCCTTCGCCGTTCAGCTCTTTCTCGTAGTCCTGCGCTATGACCACGAATTCTTCCGCCGCTGCCCCGTCCTTTTCCACCAGTTTTGTCACCGCTCCCACCGCCAGTTCATTCAGCATCGGGAGCTTCGCCTCTGCCGTTATGACGATGTTTCCCGTCACATCGGGGATGGAGACGGTCATCTTTTTCTCGTTCCATACGGTGGCTGTCACGTCTTCGCCGCCCATCGTTACCTTGATGGATATGAGCCAGTATCCCTCGTTCAGCGTCAGAGCCGCGGTGTACGCCTTGCCGCTCTGGACGACCACATCCGCCCGGCTCGTGCTCAGCCCGTTCAGCCGGTTGGATACCGCATACATCACGATGGCAGGTCCATCCCCGCCGCTCTGTCCATTCTTTTCCACCGTGACGCTGCACACGGCGCTCTTTCCTCCGGCGGCAGCAGTAATGATGCAGCTGCCGTCCTTCAGGGCTGCCAGCGTGTTCACGGCCTTTCCGTTTTCTACGGCGGTCGTCTGGTCTTTCATCACGGCCAGCGCCGCATTGTTCGTTGTCCAGCTCACCGCTGTCACGGTGGACTGGGTCGGCGTCAAAGTCGCGGTCAGAGTCACAGACTCGCCCTGTTTCAGCTTTACGGACGGTTTGTCCAGCGCCAGCTTTTCCAGCGATACAGCCACCGACCGCACTCTGCGCTGCGCCAGCTTTCCGCCTGCGATGGCCGTCAGGAGCACTGTGCCGCCTTTCACGGCGGTCAGAGTATTTTCCCGGAGCTGCACGATGCCTTCCGGTTCGGCCATCCACTCCACGGTCTGAGGTGCGCTTCCGGGCAGCACCGTGGCTTTCAGGGGGCAGGACTCTCCCACTTTTATGCTTAGCTCTTTGCTGTCCAGCCGGATGCTCTCCACTGCCACCGGCTCTGCCTGCTCCGGCGGGGGGCTGTTCCAGCGCTGCTTCAGCTGCGCTATCATGTCCCATGCGCTGGCGTCGGAGTAACGCATTCCGCTCAGCGCTTCAAGCAGCAGCGCGTGTTCCTTTGCAGCGCATCGGTCGGCCACCCACTGCCGGTATCGGGCGGCCCTCTGTGCTTCCAGCGCTGCCCGGGCTTCCTGCTCAAGCACCAGCTGTAAATATTGATACCGCAGCGGCATCGCCGGTCCGTCTGCGCCAGTTCCCTCGCCGTTTTCCAGCGTCTGGTAGCACACATATTTCCCGGGCATGGTCATCTCGCGCCGGCCTTCGCCGTCCGTGGCCATCAGCATCCAGAGGCCCTGCCGCGCCGTCGTGAAACGCCTGTCCACCGGAGCGTTATTATTTCCATCCAGCAGCATCGGCTGCGGCACAGTCCCGCCCTCCTGCTCGATGTGCAGCGTCACGGCCAGCCCGTCCCACTCTTCCGGCAGCTCGAATTCGAGCTTTTCCACGTATACGGCGCCCACGCCGCCCAGGTATAGCGTCTCCGGCTCCGCCCGCCAGCCTGTCCCGCAAAAATGGTCCTTCACTACTTTTACTTTCACTTTGAAGCTCCTTCCTTTGAGAAAGGCTCCCCTCGCTAGGGGAGCTGCTTTGCAGCGCCGCCGTCAGGCGGACTGCAAAGCTGAGAGTTTTCCTTCCGGTCCGCTGCCGCTCTCAGTAGGGCAAGCACTCTATAAAAAGCCTACCACGTCCCCCGCAGCAAAACTACTGCGGACTTATTCATACAAACAAAAAGAGCAGGCGCCCTGGTTCATTACCAAAGCGTCTGCTCTTATCTTATTTCACCCCCTCCCACCAGTTCTTCTCGTCCTTCGCCTTCTCGGCCTTCTTGTCCGCAGCGCTTACCCACTGCGCAAAGTTCTTTTCCTCGTACAGCGGGTTTTCGTCTGCGTCCTCGAGGGCCAGCAGCTTCTTCTCCAGCTTCTCCCGGTCCCGGTCGCTGCCCGCCAGATACTCCTCCTTCACGGCCTCGGTGATCTTGTCCTTGATGCTGCTTTTCTTCTTGCCTGCCGTCAGCAGCCGGTTGATCTCCGTCTGCACGTCCTCCGCCCGGCCATTTTTCACTTCGTCCAGGAGCGCGTCGTATATGCTGCCGTCCTTGCTGCCCGCCAGCAGTTCGTCTGCCTTGCCGTCCACCGCCTTGTTCACAAGGTCGATGAGCTGCGCCCGCCGGGCCGCGTCCGTTTTGCCCTTGGCCCTGTCTGTCACAGGGGCGACGTCCAGCCCCTCCCGCAGCTTCTCAAATACGGCCTTTCGGGCCTTTTCCTCGGCCCGGGCCTTCCCGGCGTTCCGGGCCTTGGCCGCCGCCAGCACGTCGGCGTCGTACTGCTTCAGCCGCCTTGCCAGCTCGCCGTCCACCTTGTCCGTCTTATTCATCTGTTCCAGTTTCTTCATCGCCGCCGCAGCCTCCTCGCTGTCCCCGCTCTGGATGGCGTTGTACAGCCGGTCGTACTGCCCGGTGGCCGAAGCCGGGAGGCCGTTTATTGAGAAAGCTTTTCCGTACTCGCCTTTGGTCGCACCATAAACTATATTCTCGCCCCAGCCCCAAATCGCAGTTGCCAGATTGAATGCGTTCTGTGCAGGCAATCCCACCAATGTTCCAGAGTCTTTTATTACTGTAAGAGCACACTTTTTCAACTTTCCGTGATGTTTTTCCAGTTCCTCCTCATCCATTTCGCTCGTATCCTTAGCCAGCTCATAACTGAACTTCGCTGCATCTTCTGCCGCATCGTTCGCTCCGGCCAAATTCGAGATGCTGATGACATCGTAATCTGTATCGTGGATGACATTATCAACGAAGCTGTATATTTCCGAGCCTCCCATTGCATATCCTGCTACCGCTTGCACACAAACAACTCCATATCGTTTTAACAGACTCCAACCCGTCACATCACCATTCTCGTCCTGCTCTCTGTCCCATCGCCGCAGAAGAAAATCCGAAATGATTTTCATTGCTGCAAACACAGCCGTCTGCACCGCTTGACTCGACAGCGCACGCCCCAGGTCCCGCTTGGCCCGCTGCACCTCAGCTTTGTTCTCGGCGCTCTGGTCGGCGACATACCGTGCCTTCTGAGCCTTGTAGTCGCCCACGGCGTCGGCCAGGATGCCGTAGTTCTGAAAGCGCTGGGTGGTAAACATGGTCAATCCTCGCACAACATCGCTGTCATTGCGCTGGATGCCTGCCCGCTGCATGGCGGTGTAGTTGGGCTGTGTTTCCTCGATGACCCGCTGGTACATCTTGTTCACAGCTTCCCAGTAGGCTTCGCTGCCCTTCTCCGCGGCACCCTCGCTGAATTCTGCTGTATGGTGCTCCACATACCGCTTCGCGCCCTCCCACAGCGCCGCCACCGTGATCTCGTCCATGCCGGTGATCCAGCCGGTCAGATGAGGCATTTTACTCATGGTTTCTTTTACGAGTCCAATGTTTGCGCCCACAGAAGAGAGCTCGCCTTGCTTTGTTCCCCGCAGTCGGTATTGCAGCAGGGCGTCTCCGTGCTGGCGTATCTCTGCTTCCAGCGCGGCCCGCTGTTTGCCCGAGAAATTCTTCACGAAGGGCAGTACCGCCGCCATGGTGTCTGCTCCCAGCACAGCGCCCGCCGTGGGCAGGCTGGCTGCCTGCGCGATAGCCACGCCCGGGTTCAGAGTCAACACAGCCCCCGCATACAAGCCGCGTCCAGCCGTAAGCATAGGTGTCAGAAATGTTTTACGACTTATCTTTTTCACCTGTTGCAAATCGGTCAATAGTTCGTCGATGTAGCTTACTGCATCCGCGCCCCATTTATCTTTGATGATTTTATTCTTCAGCACACCGATGCCCTCTGCCGTCTCCACGGTGCTGTTCAGCACCCGCTGCACGTCCCGGATGGGGGCCGCAAGGCCCGCATAGGCTGCCGTGTCCCGCAGGCTCCGCTTTACCACGTTCTGGCACTCTTCCAGCAAAATGGGCTTGTCACTCTTCACGCGCTCCTTCAAAAAGCCCCTGCCCTCGATGGTGGCATCCATCTTCACGCCCTCGATCTCCGTCGCCAGCGTGCTCCGGTCTACCGCGATGGGGTAGTAGTTCTTCACGGTGGCCCGGTCGTAGCCCAGCAGCTTCATGCTGGTCTCGTTGATGAGGTTCGTGGTGTACCGCCCGAAAAAGTCCTCCATGTCCTTGCACCAGTTTCGGTCATAGTCCGTCATGGCGTCCTGTACCGTCTGCAAAATGGTGTCGGCCATCGGGACACCGTCGGCGTTCACCAGCGTCCCCAGCATCACGGTCTGGCTGCGCTGGTAGGCTCTCTCAATGTTGCCCTTGGCGTACTGGGCAGCGTCCGGCAGGGTCAGGCCGCCGGTCATCAGGTGGTGGCGGCTGTCCTCGTTGCGCAGCAGCATGTACAGGCTGCACAGCTGTGCGTGGTTCAGCGGCACGGCATTGCCCTTGCTGTCCTTCAGGCCGATGTCCACCAGCTCTGCCCCCGGCCCGGCAAAAGCTTCCACCTCTTTCAGGTGTTCCTTACCGGTCACGTTGGCAAACAGGCTTTCGCCTTCTACCAGGATCTCCGTCTGCCGCCGCTGGCCGTCGTTCAGCATCTGCCCCAGCTTCTCCATCTGGCCGTTTTTGGTGTAGCCGCCCAGACGCCGGAACATTCTCGTGCCGCCCAGCATGTCCAGCTGGTAGCGGTTCATCGCGCCCTTCGCCTTTTCAAATTTCTCTCCGAAGCCGTTGCCCTCCGAGTTCAGCACCTCGCGGGCGGCCTTCATAGCCATGCCGTCCACCTCTTCTGCCCTCGCAAGGCTCAGGGTCTTGTTCTCGGTCCGGATGATGTGCAGCGTGCTGGCCGTAATGGCCTTCAGCATCCGCAGTTGGTCTACCGTCATGGGCAGATAGGTGCGGTTCTCCGTCTCCCGGATGCGCTGGCGCAGCCGGTCCCGCAGCTGTTCCGATTTGTCGCTGTCGGGTAGAGCTGCAGTCTCCTCTAATTGCTGTTTCAGACGGGCAATTTTCTCGTCCTTGCTGTCCATCAGGCTCGTTCGCAGCGCTGCTATCATATTCGGCACACCGGTTTTCTCCCAGTCGTAGGCAATGCTGCTCGGGTTTTCCTTTGTACCCATCGTTTTGCTGATAGCATTTTCCAACCGCGTCAGGCTCTTCACTGCCGTTTCATTCAGCACTACCATGTCCGCCAGCTTCGCCACCTCAGCGGCCTGCACGATGAGGCTCTTCTGTACATATTTCCCGGGCTTCGGCCGCAGCAGCATCTGGCGCAGCTGGGCGGCGTTGTTCCGGATGCTCCGCTTCAGCTCGTCCGCCTTCCGGGCGTCCCGGGCTTTCTGCACCCGCTTTTCGGCCAGCGCCTTGGCCACGGCAATGTCTTCGTCCCGCTGCTGGCGCGCCGCCTCGATGGCAATGGCATTCCGCTTGGCCTGTTCCTGCTGCCAGGCTTCGGCCTTCCGCTGGTTCTCCTGTTCCCATTCCAGAATGTCGTTCTCCTGGAAGATGAGCTGCCGTTCCGCCCGGTCGGCTCTCTGCTGCTCTCCGGCCACCTGCCGGGAAAGGTCGTTGATCTGCGAGCGCAGCTGCTGCCGCTCCAGCTTTATCTCATCCAGCATCTCCTGCCGGGCCAGCTTCATCCGTTTTTTCTCGGCCTTCCATTCCCGGTCGTAGGCTTCCCGCAGGGCGGTCAGCTTCTCGTCGAGGCCCGCCGCCGTGCTCACCTGTGCGCCCAGCGTTTCCAGATTCTCGTTGAGCTGCTGCTCCGCCCGGCTCACACTCTTGACCTCGTCGCTCTGGCTGCGGCTGTTGGCCCGCATCCGGTCGGCAAAAGCCTTCCGCTGGGCCTGCTGCACGCTCTTCAGTCCCTTCGTCACCTCAGCCGCCCGCTCCTCGTTTCCGGCAGCCATGGCGGCCACCTCCCGGTTATGCTTTAAGATACCCTCGAACACCGCCTCGGCGTCGGTCATCTCCGGGTGGCTCATGATGTCGCCGATCATCCGGCCCGCCAGTTCCACCTTTGCGTCCTCGTATTCGGCAGCGTCCGCAAACCGGCTCATCATCCGGGGCTTGATGGTGTCGTGTACGTTCATCAGCACGTCGAGCCATTCCGTGCTCTCCATGCTGGCTGCGCCCGCCACGCCCGCTTCCTGTGCCGCCGAGCGGAAGAGTGCTGCCGCGCTCTCCTTCACGCCGCCCACGGCCCGGGTGTCGTTCACGATGGCCTCGTACTGTTCCGCCGGGTTGCCGTCCCGGTATCCCTCTGCCTGCCGCAGCTTCACGCCGTGGCGCCGGGCCTCGGCGACCGCCTCTGTCCAGCTTCCGTACCGCTTCACAAGCTCGGCCTTGGCCTTGCCGTTCTTGTCTACCGTGTAGGTCAGGTCATGCAGGTCGGGGTACTGGTTCCACAGCTCCGTGTTCCGGTAGGTGGCCTCATCCAGTACCTCGCCCGCCAGCGTCTCGGCCAGTCCCTGCGCCTTGGCCATGTCCGCGCCCTCCGAGCGCAGATACTCCACCAGCGCCCGCGTCTCGTTTGCCAGCTTCGTCCGGTCGGCCCTGCTGCCGTTGGTCTTCGTCCATCGGATGGCGAGGCTCTCGAGGGCAGCGTCCGAGAGCCGGGTGTTCTTCGTCAGGCCGAAGAACTGGTTCAGGGTGTCAAAGGCCGCAGCCTTTTCTGCCAGTACCCGGCTGGCCTGCCGCTGCTGGTTCTGCTTGGCGTCCCGGTCGGCCTGTTCGGCCCGCTGGTAACGGAATCGTGCCAGCTCACTCTCTGCCGGGAGTTCCCCGGTCTTGTAGTATTCCCGGATCTCTCTTACGACCTTGTCGGCATCCACCTTCCCGCTGTACTCCTTGCTGGCAGCCACCCGCCCGTCGGTGGTGGAGATGTCGATGGTGAAACGCCGTTTCTCGCTGCCCAGCTGCTCCACCATCGCGCGGATCTGTCTCAGCTGCTGTTCGGTCGGTGGAGTCTTTGCCGCAATGTCAACGCCCGGGGCCTCAGCCATCACACGCACATTGCCATCTGCCAGAAACTTGTTCAGGGCCTCCGTGCCGTTTGGCACCTCCGCCGGGCCGAACACGTCCAGTATTTCTCTGTGGTCAGTGTCCCGGGTTCCGTCATTCTGCGCAAAATTCAGCATCCGGCCATCAGGCAGGATGTACCCTGCCCGTTCAAAACGGTCTGTCGTTCCAAACTGCTTCACGGCCAACTTCCGGCGGTACTCAGGCTTTCCGCCCGCCGCCTTGGCCTTGGTATCATACACCTTCTGCTGCTCCTGCTTCACGGCCTGTCGGGCGTTTTCCACTTCGGCCTGTGCCTGCCGCAGCTTATCGTTCACTTCGCCGATGCGGCTTTCCAGTTCTGCACCGCGCCGGTTGAACTCCTTGCGCTTTTCCAGATAGCTTTGGTACTCTTCGCTGGCCCTGAATGCCTTGCCCTTTTCCGAGAACAGGCCATAGGCTTTTTTCTTTTCTTCGATAGCCCGCACTTCGTTGCTTTCCTGCCAGTTTGCACGCTCTTCCTTCAGGGCGCGGCGCTGACGTTCCAGCTCCCGGCTTTCTTTCTGAAGCTCACTCTGATTTCGCCGGGATTCGCTTAGCTGGAACCTCACCGTTTTCTTCACAGCCTCGTCGGTTCTCTTGCTTTCGTCGGAGGTTCGTGCTATACTTTGTTTAGAAGCCTCCGGCAATCTGCTGGCATCATGACTTTGTGTTTTGGTGACGGTTCCACCGGAGGCTTCTACCGAGACCTCCGGCCCGCTGCTCCTCGAATCTTCGGATTCTATGTGGGCTTTGCCGGAGGTCTCTATTTTTATGGGCTTAATGTCCACAATATCATAGAATATCTCCCGCTGGTCCGTTTTGATGGCCGTCAGCACATCCGCCTCATAGGCGTTCTGCCCGACTTGGATCTTGATTTTTCCCCGGTTGAATGCTTCCGCATTCTTGTGGTTCGCAGGCTCACGGTATACTTCGTCTGCCGTCCGAATGATCTCGTCCAGATTGGCTGCTATCCGCATTTTATCTGCATAGGCATTTGCGCTCTCCCACTGCAATGCTTTCGTATACTTTGACCAGACAAATTCTTTGCGGCTTTCTTTCGTATTTTCAATCGTCCAGTCGTTCCGCTTAAAGCCGTTCGGAAAACGCTCCTTGATAGCCTGCTTGACCGTAGACTTCCACTCTTCCTGCGGGACATCCTTCAGAATATGCCCGTCAGCGTCACAGTGTCCCCGGCTTTGAAAGCTTCGCCCAGCCCCTTGCAGGTCACGCGGCAGTAATTCAGTAGGATGTTCTGCCAGCCGCCCGCCGTGCTGTAAAGCTTCAGGGCGTCGCGGTAGCTCCACGGGGCGTCTTCGGCCTGTTTGAGCCAGACATCGCCGTTCTCCGGGCTTTCCGGTTCGGTCGCACCGAACAGATTCGGCGTGTACACTACACCGGCAGCATCGCAGGGGGTCACGGTCAGACTCACTCCGCCCTGCTGCCAGCTGGACCCCAGCGCACTCAGCGTTCCGCTCGCAGTGTCAAAGGACATCTTGTCCGGCCAGATGAGCACCTTGGTCCCCATGCCCACCAGTCTCTTTTCATTGTCGCTCAGGGCGCCTTTCAGCTCCACAGCGGCGCTGCCGTCATCCGGGGCATACCGCAGGGTCGTGCCTTCCACGGTCAAAAGGCCGTTCAGATGGTACATCCCATTCATCCCGGCTGCTTCCCGCACCTTCCGCCGGGGCTTGCGGGTCTCGAGTGCCGGGTATCCTCGTGAAGAAAAGTTTTTCTCTTCGCTCAGCTCTGCCTCGCTGCACGCATATCCCTCATTCAGCCCGCCGAATACCCGCAGCAGCTGCCGCTGGCTGTTTATCTGGTTCAGATTCGTCACGTCATCAGCCTCCCGCCGCCTGCCGGCATATAGTTCCGCCTCACCCACACCGCAAACTCCTGCACATAACTCGTGTAGAGCTGCAGCTCATTCGCCGCCCGGGCCGTCTCGCCCAGTGCAAGGTCCATCTGCGCAGCCAGCCAGTGCGGATAAAGTGCTTCTGCCGCACAGCAGGCCAGCAGCGGGGTGTCATATTCCAGCCCGTCGTTCCACAGAATATCCGCGCCCTTGTCCTCAAAGTCGCCGCCGGTCTGGCTGCGCTCCACGATGTTCCGGCGCATCCCGCTGTCTGCCTGCCGCAGCCATAGCTGCTTCAACTGGTTCTCAAAATGATTGTTCGGCCTCAGCTCATCCGCCATCTTTATCGCTTCGCCTGCTGTCATAAAAAACCTCCAAAACAAAATCCCCCGGCGCAGCAAGCGCCTGCAAGCTGTACCGGGGGAAATATCAAATGGTCATCATCTGGGTTCCGGCCGCCGCCTGCATGGCCTGACTCTTCCGGGCCGCCTCGGCGTCCTGTTTGATGCTGTGTTCCAGCACCTCGGCCACAGCCTTCGGCACCTTCACGTCCATGCCGCGCTGGATGAGGTAGCTGTCGCCGTTGACGCCCACGAACACCGGTGCCGAATAGCGGTCGTCATCCTTGAACAGGTGGATAGTCACCATGCCGTCGTCCTTCTCTTCGGTCGCTGCCTCGGCCTTCTCCACAGTCTCCACCGCGTTCTCCACGGCATCCGCCGCAGCAGTCTCTTTCTTAGTCGCCATAGTATTTCCTCCTTAGTTTGCCTTCGCCTTCGCGCTGTACTTCGGGCTGATGCTCTCGATGCGGACCATGTACTGCTCACACAGACGTTCCGCAGTCTTGATGGCCTTCCAGCCCACGGATGCGCGCTGGTTCAGCGGGTCTTCGCCCGCACCCAGCTGCTTGACGATGTGCTGCAGGCCGCCGCCCTCCACCTCGGTCACAGCGTAGGCATGAGCTGCCAGCACCAGAGTGCCAAACACGGCCAGACCGCTCGGGCAGCCGCTGCCGGTCCAGATCTTCGCCTCGCTGGTCTCGATGAAGCGCACACCGGCCAGCTTGCCGATCTCACCGTTGTAGATGTTCTCAGGGGCAGCATACTTGTGGACGTCGATCCACTCCGGGTTGCGGCGCAGATCATAGGCCACATAGGGGTGGACGATAGCCACGTAGCTCTCGCCGATGGCGTCGGCATTCTGGGCTTTCAGGGCAGTGGCCGCCTGGTCGATGAGGTCGGGCGTCAGCACACTGGCGGTGGTCAGATTGGCGCGGCTGGTCACGGCGGTGTCGCCAGCCGGCGCGTAGATGACGTTGGTGCCGCCTGCCAGCACCTCGCGGGTCACGGTGTCCAGCGTGCGGCCCGCCTGGGACGCCAGTACCTTGGTCGCCTGGGTGATGTTGTTGTCGATGGCGGTCAGCTGCAGCACGTCGGTGATGGCTGCCCAGCCGCCGTACTGCTTCACGGTGGCGGTCATGGGGGTGACGGTCAGGGCCTGAGCATTGGGGGTCACGCCCTCGGTCAGCGGCTCGGTGGCCTTGGGCAGGCTCTCGTACTTGCGGAACTCGATGGTCTTGCCGTTGTTGGCCGGGATGGGATACTTGTCGCCAAACTGGTCATGCACCAGCAGCGGCTCTGCCTGGTCCAGCAGACGCTTCTCGTAGTAGGTCTTCATTTCGGCGCTCATGCCAGTCGCACCGGTGTGGTTTGCAGGCTGTGCAAACAGCTGCAGATTCATGTGGATTTTCATTTGTGTTCTCCTTTCGTGTCTTGCTTTATTGAGAGCTGCCATTTCCTTTGAGAAAGGCTCTCCTTTCCAGGAGAGCTGCTCTGCAGCGCCGCCGTCAGGCGAACTGCAAAGCTGAGAGGTTTTCTTCCGGGCAGCGGCAGCTTCCGGTTAAAAAGTGATGATCTGCCCCCGCATGGCCCGGCGTTCCAGCTCTTCGCACTGGGCAGGCGTCAGCTTGGAGACGTCGGTCTTCAGCACCGCCGCACCGACGGGGTTCGTGCCGTTCTCGCTGGGCCGTGCGCCCCGCTGGCGGATACGCTCCACCACGCCGCTCTCCGTCTTCTTGGCGGTCTCAGCAGTCTTCCGGGCCATGATGTCGTCAAAGTAGCGGGCCTTGTAGGCGTCCTCCATCTTCACGCCCAGCTTGAGCATCTGGGCAAAGTCCGGGTCAGCCAGCGCCGTCTTGATGTCGAAGTCCGGGTCTTCAGCCCGGATGCGCTCCACGGCGGCGTCCCACTCCTGCTGGATGGCTTCCATCTTGGCGGCTTCCGCCCGCTGCTGCTCGGCGGCACGGTGCTTGGCGTTCTCGCTTTCCAGCGCGTCCATCTCCTTGGCCAGCTGGACGCTGATGCCCTTCTTCATGGCCATGTCTTCGTAGTAGGCGTCGTCCTTCACGACGCCGCCCTCCACCGCAGCGGCCAGTGCCTCGTAGTCGCCGGGAGCAGTACCGTACTTCTGGCCCAAAGCGTTCAGGATACGCCCCACCGGCCCCTGCTCGTTCAGGATGCTGTCGTAGGCTTTCTGGGTGGCCTGCACGATCATCTCGCCAAACTCCCGGTTGTACTCGCCCCTCATCAGTTCGCCAAACGCTTTCCGGTGCTCCTCCGGGTCGGTGCCGCTCTTGTCTGCCGCACCGTCCTGTTCCTCGCCTTCAGCAGCATCTTCCTCCGCGTCCGACTCTTCCGCCGGACTCAGCATCTCATCCACCTCAGCGGCAGCAGCCTCCCGGCCCTTGCTCTGGGCGGGGGCAGACGCCGCCTTTTCTGCCGCCGCAGGGGCGGCACCATCGCCGCCCTCCGCAAACAGCTGCAAATCGAAAGGCTCCCCCGGGTTGCGGCTCCCGGCGTCTGCTGCGCTCTGCTTGCATCCTGCCGGCCGCGGCCCCAACAGCTCCTCCCTGCTTCTGCCGCAGGCAGCGGTCGTCGCCGTTGCTGCAAACAGCTGCAAGTCCACCGCCGGGCTGCACTTGCAGCTTTTCTTGAAGTTCACATTCTCCGGGTACTGTT